CCACCAGAATGTTCTGATGATAGCCGCAAAATCTGATTCATGTTTTTCTGTAGATATCTTTTCGCCCATCGTTTTGCACCACAATCTCCAAATTCTTTTCATGTTTTTACTAATTATAAAGAAAAAATAAACTTTTTATTAAATTAAAAATCTTTTTAAAACTTTTTTATTATTTTTTTTAATTTAAAATATTGCAGATGCCTTATTTGGCTAAATATCACTCGATCTGGGGGTTTTTAGGTATTTCAAAGCCTTCTCTACTCCAGCTATATCATCACCAAGTAGCCCTATAGCTAAATTACAATGGTCACACACCCAACCTCTGAAAGAATTATCATTATGATCGTGATCCAACGTCCACTTCTTGGGTTTTTCGCCACAACACTCACAGAATTCTGGTTTTTGAGGTGCGGTTTTGTAAAGATCTCTCCTTATCTTCGATTGTTTCTTCATACAATCTCTACACCTAGTATCTAAGTTGTCTTTGTGTCCAATATGTTTATTGAAACAAGAGAGACCTTTTGAAATTCCACAATAAACACATGTTTTATGTGTTTTTTCCTGCTTAACAGAATTAAAATCAACAAATAATTCCGATTGGCATAGATTTTCCCAGTCTTCTTCCATAATATTTATTAATTAGTGCGCCTGACTGGAATCGAACCAGTGACCAAGGGTTTATGAGACCCCTGCTCTAACCGCTGAGCTACAAGCGCATTTAAAATCATCATTTATATTTCTCAGTCCAAGGAGGCTCTTCGTTGTCTGCTTCAACCCTAATAGACTCTTCATATTGCTTGTCTATCATTTGGTTCTGGACTTGCCTCTCTCTCCAAGATGGAGGATCAAGGACTTTGGGGTCGATCTTACTATCCCGCTCAACAAACCATTGAGCAGGGTGGAACATCCTAAAATTAAGTATACTTTTAAGTATCTTCATCTGTATCAATGACTGCGTTAATGCTTACTTGAGAGTAACCCATAGACTTTAACATAGGGACAACCATAGTGTCCATGAAGTCTGGAAGGGTCATGTCATCCATTGGATGCTCAAGACTTAAAGTGCTTTGCATGAATTTCGGGTCTTTCTTAGAAGACCAGTTATCTGTCGTTGGTTCGTATGTCAATCTCATTTTATTAATTAGGTTTTTTGTTTTATTTGGTTTTAGAGAGAAAGCATGGGGTTGTATCACCCATCCATGCTCCAATTTGATTAAAATAAAAGAATTCAAACGCTTCATCTTCGGTCATGCCATCAGACTGTAAGCGATTAATTACTTTTTGTTTGTCATAGCAATAAATAGTGGGCTGGCCAAATCTCTCAACCGTCCCGACGATGCAATCGTCATACCCATCCATAGTTAGCATTTCTGATTCTTCCATATCTTAGAATGGTTTTTTTTCTTTAATGTATTTAGTTAAACTTTTGTTTCCTTTACTGTCATATTCGAACCACCACTCTTCAGTGTAACCAGAAAACCTGATGATTCTATATATGACACGACCTAAATGATCTAAGCGTAGATTCTCAAACATAATTATTCTAGTATCATTTCTCCAGAAAAGATTTTACGACTTATCTCCTCACTATCCCCTTCAATCCTTTTCCCATTAGAGTAGTAAGCGCTAAACTTACGATACTTTTTGCCATTACTCCAAATAAGAGACATCTGCTTCTGACCATTATAATACCAAGAATCAAAAGGACCGTGAAGTTTGCCGTTCAAAACTCCAGCTTTAGCAAGCATATTACCATTCCCATGCCATCTGACAGAAGTTCCAGTAAATAACTTATCTGCGCCCATGTCAGATGATGTATAAAATGTATTTGTATAAGTGTCAACAAATAATTCTTCTGCATTCACTCTTGGACCATCTGGATAATCTGCTCCTCTATTTAGATACGTCTCTACTCCAAATTTTAGGAGAAGACTTATTACGAAAAGGGCTATTGATATTTTTATTAATTGATTCATGATTTTTTGCGGCTTTCTGCTCTCTTCGCTAGGATCTCTTCTCTGTTGTCTTGATAGTATTTTTTATTGTAGTCGCTAACTCTGTTTTTAAACTCCCAATATTCATCTGGCGCTTCATGTTTGTTTAGTTCCATCTTACGTAAGTAACTATATTTGGTTTCTTCGTAATATTTGTTTTGATATTCTTTTTTCTGCTCCTTGTTCTTCTGGTAATACTCTTGAGCCTTCTCTTTATTCTTGAGGTAACGCTCTCTACGCTTCTCTGGGTTGTATACAATCTTTTTAATCATGTTTTTATACTGGTGAATACCAATTTGGAGCATCCCTCTTAGTCCATTTGGCGAAGCGAGACTTGTCATAGTTGTAATACTCTCTATATTTCTCGACAATAGAGAGGTTCTCAAACTGAGGGTGAGTGCGACATCTCTGATCTTGACTAATCGCTACAGCAAATTCTGTAAGAGGCCCATATGGGACAGTTGACCTATGCATATTAAGCATACACCACTGGATAAATTGGGCAGAGAAGTGTTCTTTATCTGTTCTAAACCTTTTCTCTCTAGCCATAGCCATACCATGACGGATTAACCATCTCATATTCTCTTTGGTTTTTACAGCCCAGATACTACATGGGTGCTTGGCATACGAATGTTTGCGGGGATTACCTTTTTGGCTTCTTGGGCAATCAGGCTCAGCCAAGGTCTCAAGAGTAAAGCAGTTAGCTAACATCTGAGCAGTTTCAACAACCATCTTAGATACATGTTTGTCGCAAAGGTTTTGCGCTGCCTTGTAGGGATCTTTATCTGTAACGAATATGTTCATATCTCTCAGGGGTTATGTCCTAATTTTCGTAGTAGGTCAAGGTATTTTTTAGATTCTATGTATCTCACTTTGTGTTTGTCAGATTCAACAGTGTTACCTGCAAAATGGAAGACATATGGCAAACTATTTAATTTAAGCAAGATCTCCCTCTCATGACTTTTGGAATGCTGCAATCTTCGGTAAGGTAGAATTTTTGATATTTTTCCAATATCGTCCACATCATCTTTATAAAACCCTCTAACGAGAGCTTGGTCTTCTATCCAGTTTGTTCTCGGACATAAATAACCATCCCTTACCACAGATCCGCAGTATTTATCTTTTAATTCATTTGAATGAGTCCACTTTTCTATAATACTAATAACCCTCTCTGTATTCTTAAAGATTGCAACACCTGTATTTATTGCTGGGGGGTTGAATTTTATCTCATCTTCACCAAATATAATCTCTTTTTTATATTTATTGATTAAATCAGTTATTGGGGGAGAAACATTGTAAAAAAAGGCATCTGAATCTATCCATACTATATAATCATATTTTTTGATATATTTAAGTATAAAAGGATATCTTTCCCAATGACAGCTTCTCGTTTTGTAAAACCTATCTGAAGATTTTATCAAGTCATAACCATATTTATCACAATAAATTTTATTAATCTTATAGCAATTATCACCATAAGATTTAAATTTATCATCATACCACATTAAAACTGCGATTTTCATGTCAATACTATTTATTCAATATGTTTTCTAAAAGAAATTATGTCCGATTATAACAAATGTCAACAAAATCTCCCGATACTTTTAAATTAATGCCCAAAAAATCGAAAATACTTTGAACTCCAGACTTACTATTCAAACAATTTATATCAAAAATTTTAAAATTATCCATGTTTTCTTGAAGCTTTCTAGATCTACTATGATACTCCTCACAATATAATCTACAAGCTTTTTCTTTGTTATCGATATTGTATTTGGGAAAACACTGATCCCAAGTATCATCCTTATGCCACTTGTAACCTAAGTGATTCATCCAATGATTTCTACCTACAGTTTTAATCATGTAACTATGAACTGTCTCATCAATATTTCTCTGAAGGCAAACAAAACGGATATTTTCACAAATCTCATTCATATCTTCGACCAAATTAAGATACCAAAAAGCAACATCCCCATCTAACTTCGAACTTTTTAGTAAATCTAATCGATCTTTAGCTCGTCCACCCCCCCAACTAACAACTGGAGCTAGTTCGTGGGTGACATTTAATCCAACTTTTTGTAAAAGTCTAGATAATGAAACCGTCCCACATCTACCTGTTCCTAAACCAATAATCATAAAGAATCAACTCCAATCACATTCCCAATTAATCAATTGTTCCTTTGTTTTCTTGGGATATTCTGGTCTAAAACTAATATCATTTGTTGTTATCAGCGTTCTCTCCTCATCATTAGTGAAGGTATCGTTATCTTTATGTATGCGATACCAATATATCTTCTCTTTTAGAAAATAACATTTATCTTTGCCAGCCATTTCAGCCATAGGAATATATAAAATTATATCCTGTGGAAACTTAAAGAGTTCACCATCTTTATGTCTTAAGTCTTTATCTCTGACATTTTTTAACAAAAAATACTTACAAGATCTTAGGGCGCTTATGCAAAATGTTTGATCTCTCAATGACTTCTCCCAATCTATTTCTGTTAAATGTTCTGGAGCCGCTAATTTATAAAAATTTTTTTCTGACGCGACAAAACCTCCATAAGACAACCAATAGCCTTTGGAGTATATCTCCTTCAAAAGACATAAGGCATATTTACTACTAAGATAATCGTCTCCATCTAAGCTAACAATAACATCTTCATCATGAAGTTCTGCGTGATGATGAAAATTACTTGTCTTATTAAAGACCGCGCCCATATTTTTATCATTTTTAATAATTTTTATTCTAGGGTCGCCATTAGCTACTTCTGTAGCCACTTCCACAGACTTATCCGTACTCGCATCATCAGTGATATACATCTCCCAATCAGTTAGCTTTTGGGATAAGACGCTTTCAATACACTGACCAATAAAAAACTCGCAGTTATAACAAGTAGTTATTATCTTAAACATCCTCTTTCAATATCTTTTCTATATCGTATTCGCAAAACCTTAAACCAAGCACAACGCAATCCCATAAATAAGGTTCTAAGGTAGCAGAGGCGTTTAGTTCCTCTTTTAAACTGTTATAAATTCTTTTTTTTTCTTTATTACAGTCTATATCGATCTGCCGTATCCTTTCAGCAGCCTCTCTAACTGATTTTAGCTTCTCTTCAACACTCATTTTCCTTTTCTTCTTTTAGAATGAGCCTTCTCTTCTTCTGGGCGAACTTGAAAATCAGCGAATTTCATGTCTTTAGACCAGCCAAAAAGCTTTTTTAATCTTTCTCTTTGTTCTGGGTTGACATCAAAATCGAATTTGGGTTTTGGTTTCATAGCTTATTTGGTTTTATTCTGTTCGATCTGGGATCTTTCTTCCATTAGCATAGCCTTAGCTAAGATAGCGTAATTAACAATGTCATCACACGCATCTTCTACTGATTCATTAGTAACTTTTAGTTCTTTGTCATTAGTGAATGAGCGGATTCTCTGAATCTTATCGATCACACGCAACAACAGCCCTTGAACTGGGTGGATGTCAAGGATAGATGACGCATTGAAATTGGCGAAAGGATCTGTAGATGATTTGCCGCCAGTATAATCACTATTTTTTTGTTCCATTATCCCACGACAAGATTTACATGTCTCGTCATGCAGCTTTAGTAACTCTTTTGTATTCATTTTATTTCTCTTTTACAAATTTACCGTCAACCATTTTACCCTTCCGATCTTTGATCTCGTCATAGGCCAGACTTAAACAATAAGTAGGATCTAGTTTAAGCATCTTGGATGCGATAATAATCGTCACCAACATATCACCTATGCCATCCGCTACCTCTGGATTATTAAATGCCGATTCAGTAACCGCATCTATTGTTTCATCCAACTCTTCTTGAGTCTTATCTAACTGAGCCAAAGGGTCAGCAGCATCAAAGATGCCCCGCTTATGCGCCCAAAATTCTACCTTGTCTACTAGTGTCTCAAAGTTATCCATCGTTTTTTTTCTTTTTGTTTTGTTCCATTCTTTGGATGTGTCTATCCCAGATGTCTTCTGGCATCTCTTCCAACGCTTCTATGCGTCTCTGCAAATGCGATCTCATCCTTATATTATAGAACTCAATCGGAAAAGTTATAAGGGTTTTTATAAAAACACTTATACAGCTGACCACGGCTAGCATCACACCAAACGTCAAGCCAACAAAAATCGTGAAGAATAAACATTCTGCTTTTAAATAATTCATATTCATAAGAAATTCTAAACGCTAAAGATATTCTAGGAGGTTACCCAGGCGGTGGCAATGAATATCTATAAGAGCTTAGAGGGAATCCTAAACAATATCCAGCTATGGTCAAGAGATTTTTTCAAGATTAATAAAAAAAGTGTAAATTTAAGTATGCCTCAACAATTATTAAGCGAAATACACTCCAGCGCATCAGTATCATCGGGGGACTGGGCTAACTTTAGGGCTGAAGTCACAGGCATGTATCTTCTAAGTGGTCAAGCTAACAAAGAGTGGGACTCTCAACACTTAATTAGAGAATATAACAAGAATATAAATGACAGATATGAAAGTTGGACTGGAACTGCTCCTGTCACCACTGGGTTATTTATCGAACCTTACAATGATGGTCTGAGTTATATAGGAACAGGTAATTTTCGTAACTACCCTTGAACCTTTTCAATAGGTAACTCATATTCTTGGTAAGGTAAAAACCAATGTTCGCAATTAGACAAGACATCCCCCAAAGTCACCATTGACATCCAGTCTTTTCTACCGTTGCGCTGGTATCCTTTATATAGACACTCGCTAACTTTAGTGACTCTATTATGCATATCACATTTGTCTTTAGCTAAATTATAAAGATCAATATTTTTAACATGGAGGAAAAAAGCTCCGACATCAAAAGCTATCCAAACAGGAGTGCCTTTCTCATTGCACCAGCCAGTCTTACCATTGACATTAGTAAACTCCAAAAGAATTCTCCCTTCTCGCGTAGAGTTCTTAATACCTTTTAAGTCTACAGTCTCACCGTCTACAATGAAATCGACATGACCAATATCTTGCATCTTCCCCGTCTTCTTTATTACCAACCCAGCAGACAAGCATGAGTGATGGTAACGTTTTGTAGACTCATCCATAAGCTTCTTAGTGTGAGCGACATGACTAGAACCTGACAGACCTTTAGCTTTATTAGAAATCATATAAATATAGTATATAAGTAATTAAAAATTGCAAGAAAAAATAAAAAAAACCCCCTACCCATTACAGGCAGGAGGTTGATCTAGGAGAAACTAGACTATTTATTTTTGGCTTTACCAACATTTAGAGCCGCCCAGTCAATTATCGAATAGATTTTTGCCCATAGCGTTCCCTCTTTTGGGGTTGGGGTTGCAGCAGCGATTGCAGATGCAAAAGCAATTCCAGCAGTCACTACGCCAAACCAAGGATTATCTTGAACCAGTTGAATAATTACGTCCATACTTTAATTTACACTATTCAGAGTAATTATGAACCAATTTGTTTTGTGGCGTAACCTTGATATTGATCAGCAGGATCTAATTCCCAACCTTGGATACCAAACTTATGCGCTCCAGTCTCAGCACTCTCGATATCATATATATCTGGCGAATCCAACTTGTGACAGCAGGAATCAATAGGGTTGTCTTGCTCATTTAAAACAGCGATCATCAACTCTTTGTAGCCATTAGGACCAATAATCCTACTGTCGTATCTGTAGCTCATTCTGCACTAATTACAATGTAATCGTGAAAGTTTTTATAACTATCAGCATACTCAACACAAGATTTAAAGTCGCCGACATGATCAACATAAGAAGAATCAATTACAAAGTACTTTCCTTCTGGGATCGGGTATGGTTCTGCTCCCCTCGCTAGATGAGTAGAAGAGATTCTCCAACCGTTGCCATCGCTCTTGACCACAGTTTTAAATTTTAAAGTCTCAGCGGGATGAGCATCTTCCTCAAACGTCTTTAGCATCTTAGTAAGCTGCCACTTCGTCAGAAAAACATGGGCATTCACTTTCTCTGGGGAAACAACCTTAACAGTCTCTTTAACTTGGACCTTTGGCTCTTTGTAACCATGCCAAGCAGCGACTCCCCATAAGGGCAAACAAACAAGTAAGAATAATATTGTCTTTTTCATACGCCCCCCATAATAGAGACTCAAAGCTCCTTGGCAAGCACATTATTCACTTCTCTTCTAATAATAACAATAGGATCATTGTAAAAATTGCAATCTTGTATTCTAGCTTTATTATAACCCCAGTAATCCAGAGCGCCTTTTTCGTCATTGAACTCTGGAGTATTTGGAATAGGTTCGTATACAAAACCTCGATCTTTAGCAATTATGTGGACTTGCCTATAGTTCTTCATTTTTAAAATTCAAGCTTAATCGCTCTGGAAGTGCCAGCCAACCCTAAGTAAACATCGCTACCCTTGACTAAGGCTGTTGTTGAATAGCCAGTTCCTAGACTCATAATACCAGAACCTTCTTTAGCTGTAGGCTTACCATCCATGAATTCATGCTCATAATCTTTCCACTGAACCTCGTAAGTCTCTGGATTAATTCGAAAACACTTAGTATCTGCCCAGAATGCACTATAAATCCAACCATCAGGAGCTAAGAAACCATGAAAATTTTTGTTCTTATTAGCTACTGCAAGGTAATCTTCTGGCAAATCTACCTCTTCATAAGTATCATCGGCGCAGTTAATAATTAAAATCTTTTTGCCTTGCCTTGGTAAACAAAACACTTTGTCAACAGCCTCTACATAAATCGCACCAACGTATTTATGAGTCCACCCTGAAACTCCTGAAGTAGCTGGAGGACCATCCAAGTAAGAGAAAATACCGAACTTATCAATCTTAGCTACACTAGTACCTAATACTTGAGGCATGTATATCTCACCTTTTTTATCTACGGCAGCACCCCAGATATGATTACAGAATGTATACCGACTAGGTTTCTGGGGAGTAATAGACGCTACTTCACCAGTATTTGTGTTATAAGAAAAGATATGCAAGGTTTTCGTATAAGAGGGCATATAAATAATTCCATCATTACCTTCTGCCCCAGATCTAATTTGAGGGCAAGAGGCAAATTTCTTTTCTAAAGTTATAGAGCCTGTCTTCCTACCTAATTTACCAATAGAAGTCTGGTAAGCTGGCAAGAAATATGTATAACCATCGGAAGCTTCGACGTTACCAATAAAACCTTTATAACCTACGCCATTTCTTTTTATAGAATCTGTAGATGTATCAGTCTCGATATGCATATCAGACTTATAACCTAAAGAATGTATTGTCCCGTTGTCATCTAAAGCCATTGTGCGGGTCTTAGTGAGATTGCCTACTATTTCATTGTCTAAATATTTAAAAGTTGGCCAAGAATGAGAGTTTAAATTAGTCGAGGAAGACCCAATACCCACGCTAGACGATCCGATACCAGCGCTAGACGATCCGATACCAGCGCTAGACGATCCGATACCAGCGCTAGACGATCCGATACCAGCGCTAGACGATCCGACTCCCACGCTAGACGATCCGATACCAGCGCTAGACGATCCAACCCCTACGCTAGACGATCCGACACCAATGCCAGAAGCCTTGTCCTCCAAATCTTCCATTTTTTTTAAAGAAGACTTAAGACTCTTTATTAATTTTCTAATTATACTATAGAACATGATATTATCGACCTTGCCCTCTATATTTCTTCTTGTAATTCTTACTAGATTTATTGGAAGAGTTTTTATTCTTTGAATGGACCCCTTTATTTTTAACCTTTTTCTTGGTTGGAGCCATTGATCCTGATGTTTTTTTAGCCATAATTATATTTCTACGTATTTGGGAGCAATCTCAGCTATCTCCTCACAAAGACTTTTTATCTCTCTAGAAGACATTTCTCTAGCAAGCCTTTTTAATTTCACGACTTCCCAATAAAATTTTTGATATTCCTCATTCTGATCTAAATAATTTTGAGTTTTTAAATCATAGATGAAAGCATCATAAACTTCATACCTTGTAGAGTCTATACATTTTTCTATAGGCTCAAACAAAGAATTACCCACTACGTATGAGAATATATAGTTAGGATCGACTTCTATGTTTACTTTAGACATCAAACTATATTCTACTAATGAGATTTTATTTCTACTAGAAAATTCTAATTCTACTCCTTATTTTTGAGACATGCCTACGTTTTTCTAAAACAGATCCTCCTTCTCTGCTGCCAGCTCCGTTAGTATTACCCTCAATAGTAACTACATAACCACTTGAGTCGATATCTTTAACAGCTAGACCTATATGAGAGAATGAAAAGACGACAATGTCACCAGCTTTAATGTCCTCATTTGTAGGCTTCCGCAAATCAACCCCTTTTGAGCCTTGCTTTCTAGCCCAGTTTTCAAAATCCCAAGCTCCTGCTGTTTGAGGTCTTTTGAATGAAACATCCTGCCCTTCAATAGCTTCTTTAACCAACCAACAGATGAAGGCTGCACACCAAGGCCACCCCTTATCAGGGTCCAACCAAGTAGCGGCTTTATATACGTCAACCCTTGGGCCGCAGTTACTACCGTCAATTTCTGATACCCCAATTTCTCCGCGAGCTAAATTAACCATTTTCTCGGAAATACTACTTCCAGAAACTTCCGTTTCATCTGTAGATAACTTAGCTAGTATAGCGTTCCAAGTGACTGGACCATCAGATCCATCAGCAGAAACACCTAATAGTTTTTGAACGGTTTTAACAACTTCTTTTTTTGATTTAAAGTCCATTTTAATTATTTTTTAATTATTTTTTCAGGGTTTTTTGCATATTTTTTAGCTAATGCAATCAAACCATTTATGATTTCAGGACTAATTACACCAACAACACCATATGAGACAGCTTTAACTAGATCACTTATGGGAGCATCATGCAGAATAAACCATAAAATCATAGAGAGTATTGCTGCAGAACTAACATTTTTTGCAAATTCCTTCCAACAGTATTCTACTTTCGAGTTCAGCATACGAGCTATCATTCCTGCAGCCCCAATTATTGGAATAACCCATCCGCCATCCAGAAATTCTCTCATTAGATTTTTTAGGTCCATGTAAATTAACTTACACAAAATGCTACCAAATATGTGTATATATTATTAATATGGACAAACACAGTAAAGATATTTCAGAAGCAAAAGCTTTTGCTAAAAAATACTGTAATCCAAAAGATAGCGACATTATTTCTGATTTAGATCGCCATGCAAGAGAAACAGCATGGACATTACTTCAAAGGATAAAACATTTAGAAAGAAAGTCCTGTGTTTGTGAAGAATGTGGCTCTGAAGTAGAAGAAGAAACTGTAACCGAAGAGATTACAGAAGAGGAAGAGAGAGAAGAAGCCCAAGTCGAAAAAAATAAAAATCAAGAAGTCAAAGGTGAAACCCCTGAGACTTCTACTATGGATAAACTTGGAGAAATAGCTGAAAAAAATAAAGATATTTTAGATAAAGCCGCAAAAGGCACGGCGGCTGCAGCAGCGGCTGGAGTAACAACCCAAACTGCAAGTGCTGCCACTGGTTTAAGTGCTTTTGTGCAAGAGACGGCTCAAAAAATAGGGACGATTGGAATCGCTGGTACTATGTCCATAGGTAGTGGAGCCTACTTTCAAGCCAAAACGACAAAAGAAAAGGGTACTGAAATAGCTGTTGTGGCAGAGCAAGAGCATAAAGTATTTTCTAATTTAAACGATTTTACTGAGACAACAATTGGTTTCCAACCTTTTGGTGGCGTTACCGAGGCGATTGTAGAATACGCCGAAAAAGGTTATGGAGATGTCGTCGGTACATCTGAAGAAGGTTACGAAGGAGACGAAGAAGGAGAAGGTGAAGGATCTAGTGGTGAAGAAGGAGAGGGCGAAACGTCAAATGAAGAAGCCTCTAATGAGGGAGAAGGAAATGAAGGAGAGCCTACAGAAGAAAGTAATGAAGAAGGTGAAGAAAAAGCAGTTAAAGAGGAAGACTCTGTAGAATCCGAAGAAGAATCCGAAAGTGAAGAAGAATCTGAAGAAGAAGAGACCAAAGAAGAATCTGAAGAGGAATCTAAAGAAGAAAGCGAAGAGGAGACTAAAGAGGAGGAGCCTGAACAGGAAAAACCCGAAGAAGAAGAAGAAGAAGAAGAAGTGGAGGAAGAATCTGAAGAGGGTGAGCCTGAAGAAAAAGAGGAGCCTGAAGAACAGTCTGAAGAGGGCGAAGAGGAAAAAACAGATATTGAGAATTCAGAAGAGACATTTGAACTAGAAGAAGATGATCAAGTCACTCAAGTCCCTGATGTGATTAAACTCCCCAACATGATCAGAAAATAGTTATTATGGAAGATTTATTTGAAAAAATACTTGCTCCTTACATGGGATCAATGCCTGAGTTTATTATTTCTATCTTGGGTTTATTGGGGACGCTTTCTTATATTGTACCTGAAGATAGTAAGCTAGGTAGGTTGTTAGGTAAGTTGACGGGGAATCTAACTAAACTTAAAAACTTTATACTAAAAAAGAAGAAATGAAGCGCACACTCATAACTTTACT